ATCTAGCTGTGCTTGGCTTATCTTATACTTTGCCTTTACGTACTGACGGATAACACGCCAATACTTTAGATAGTCATCGCTCAAAATTCATTCAATTTAATTTATTAACTTTGTACAAATATAAAAAATAAAGTTCAATAGTAATGCCAAGAGTTAGTTTAAGCACTAAGGAAGAGATAAAAAAGATAAGAAGACCGGGTGTCCATTCAAAGACTAAGACATCTAAGTCTAAGCTATCAAAGAACTATAAGAAGCTTTACAGAGGACAGGGACGATAAAAGATATGGCAACAAAAGGTAGAACAAAAGGAAACAAGATATGTCCTGCGGGGATTGCTTGGGCAAAGAGAACCTTTGACAAGTACCCATCAGCCTATGCTAATATGGCAGCGAGCAAGTACTGTAAAGACCCTAACTACGCAAAAAAAAGTAAAAGAAAATGATAGATTCAAAAAAACTTAAAACGATAGCTTCTGAATTAAGGAAGGCTTCTGCTATGCATAAAGGGCAGGCAGCAAAAATAGATAAGATGTTAAAGTCTATGAAGCCAAAGGGGAAGAAGAAAAAGTAATGGGCGAGCTTAAGAAGTGGAGAGACGAGAAGTGGGTACGTATAGGTACTGACGGTTCTATCAAGGGGGAGTGTGGTACAAGCAAGAACAAGAAGAACCCTGACAGGTGTCTGCCTCTAAAGAAGGCTAAGAGTATGACTAAAGAAGAACGTGCTAAGACGGCTCGTAAAAAGAAAGCGTCAGGTGGAAGAAAACAATTTATACCCAACACCAAGAAGGGAAGGGTAACTAAAAAATATACTAAAAGATAAAATTATGCCAACAGTAAAATACAAATGTAAAGATTCAGGGAAGGATATGGTAAAGAAGTTTCCTTATAACGCAGTAGGTATACCACAGGCAACAGAGTTTTCTAAGCTTATGGGCGGTTCCATTAAGTACAACCCTAACAAGGTTAAAACAGAGATGGGCTACTAATGGCTGAGAAGAGTAAGATGAAGTGCAATCGGGTTACTAAATCCGACAGGGCAGGCAAGAAGAGGATGGTCAAGGCGTGCGAGGGAGGCAAGGAGAAGTTAATACACTTCGGTGCTACGGGCTACGGTCACAACTACTCTGCTGCTGCACGAAAATCTTTTAAGGCACGACACAAGTGTGGTACTGCTAAGTCAAAGCTAACGGCAAGGTATTGGTCGTGTAAGAATCTTTGGGCAGGCAAGGGAGGCTCAACCAAGTCAAGTCCGAAAAATAGGAAAGGAAAATATTAGTATCTTTGTCGTATGAAAAAGAAGCAAGACATAAAAATTAAGAAGTCTAACGAAGGTAAGTTTACTGATTGGGCAAAGAAAAATATGCCCGGCAAGTCTGTATGCTCTGCTGCTTCAGCAGTAATGAGAGGGAAGAATAAATATAAACCAAGTGTAGTCAAGATGGCAAACTTTGCTAAGAACTTTGGCTGCAGTAAATAAATAGTTATGAGAGACTTAGGTACACCATTAGCCCCTACATTTGGAGGAGGAGGCAACAGGCTTCTAAAAAAGGCAGGTAAGAAATACTATAAGTCTATGGTTGCAGTTGATGAGGGTAGATTTAAGAAGGAGAAGAAGCTTCGTAAGAAAGCTTTCAAGCTTGAAGATAGAGGTGCTAAAAAACAATTAAAAAATAAATAGTTATGGAAGACAAGAAAAAGAAAAAGAAGGTAAGTGCCAAGAAGTTTACTAAGAAATTGAAAAAGGGTATGAAAAGCAATACGGCAAAATCAGCCGCTGCAAAAAAATATACGGGTTTAAAACTCACAGAGGGAAGAGATTTGCGTACGCCATTAGCTCCATCAATAATGACAAAACCTTTTATGAAAACAAATATCAAAAAATATAAATAGTTATGAAAAAGCAAGGTTACAACTCAAGACTTGATGAGTCAATGGGTGCAAGAAACGGAAAGAAGTCTCAGTCTATGAAGTCTCGAAGAGATGAGTCTAAGGCTATGTCTAAGAAGATGTACGGTCACGCTTACGGTGGAGACCACTCTATGAAGTACGAATCTCATTTAGGTTCTAATTCTCGTATCTTTAAAAAATAAATATTAATGGGGAAACTATTAGTAAGTTTAGGTCTGTGGATGCAGAGCCTAAAGGTGAAGATGAAATGTAAGTGGAACACTATGATGTCTAAGCTTATGTTCAAGATGTACGGAGAGTGCCCTGATAAATTTTTATGTATCTGTAAGAAGAGCAAATGAAGCTAAAAGATAAATCAAGAGGATTTGGTGACACCGTTGCCAAGGTAACAAAATTAACAGGTATCAAATCTGTAGTAGACACGGTCAGTAAAAAGATGGGGAAGGACTGTGGCTGTGGTAAGAGACGTGATACATTAAACAGAATAATCCCCTATAAAAATTAGTTATGGCATATCAAAGATTACAACCCACAAGGGCAATACAGATTATACCTACAGATGATTTATTACTACCGGGAGGACCGGGGTCTCGATTAGCATTTGGTGTGACTACAGCAGTATTAGCAGATTCACTTGTAGATAATGGACTTACTGTAAACTTTAATTCTATTATAAAGGCAGGAGATACTGTATACAATCTTAGCACAGGTTCAGGGGCGAGGGTTATCGGTGTGCCTGAGACAAGAGTATTAACATTATCTGATGATATATTTACTGCAGTTGGAGACATTTACATAGTTGGTTCTGTTGTAAAAGGTAGTGGTGCTGCCTTATGGGTAGGGACAGGTGGAAGTATATCAGGTAAAACAGCAGGAGGGGATGACATTGTTTTAGATAATATTCCTGACGGTTCATTACTTCCAATTTTGATGTCAGTTATTAATGAAGCAGGTACAACCGCAACGGGTATCTACGGACTATGGTAATATGTCTACAGCGATAGGAATAGCAATATCAGGTAATGTATTTCAAACACGAGCAGGTTTGGGTTCGTCCGGTGCGTCTTTACTGTTAGATGAGTACGGCACAAATAACAAACTTGCGTATTCAGTACGTAAGCTAAGAACAGCGTACACAGGTGCTTGTATGCGTGTTCGTAATAGCTTAAGTTTTGAGTTAGACATTGGATTTGATTCAAGTGGCAACCTTGACGAGTCTGCATTGCTTACGCATTGCGGAGCAGGTGACGGATTTGTTATTAAGTGGTATGACCAAAGTGGCAATGGTGGAGATGTGGAGCAGGGTGTTAAAACCAATCAAGCTCAAATTGTATTAAGTGGTGCTGTATTAAAGGAGAATGGAAAGCCTATAGTTACGGGACGTGCGGTGTCAGGAGTAGCTTCATATCTTGAGTTGATTACACCAAAAGCTACATACTTGCCGTCAACAGGACAATACTTTTTCTTCTCAGTAACTAAGGCAGAAACACTTAGGTCTATTCTATATCGTGAAGACACAAGACTCCAATTAATAGCACAAAGTGGTAGCACATCAACAAATACAAGGAATGACCCTAATTACTTGCCAAACACTTACAGGAGGAATGGTGCGGCTTATACTCCAATAGATAGAACAGAGGTGTACACAACAAATTTACCACAAACCTTAATGACCATTGACGGCAGTTTAGATAATTCGATTAACTCCTTTGTATTAGGATATGGTGTATCTTCTTTTAACAATTGGAGTATGCAAGAATTTATAGTTTACGAGGGTGATAAGTCAAGTGATGAGTCAAATATAGAAACAGCAATAAACGGATACTACTTAATATATTAATATGAAATACTACAAGTACATAACAGAAAGCGAAGTAAAGATGGCATCTTGCGATATATACGATTTGTATGCTTGGCAACCACCTGAAGAACGAGGAACGAAATATAGTTATCCTTGGTACACTAATGGAACAGATTGGGTATTGGCTGTTGACGATTCTATACCTACTCGTTCAGTATTGATTGATGTCAGTTGGATTACTCCACAGGAAGCAGAAGAGCAGGGATATATATCAAATGATTTAGAAGAATAATGTATTAATAAATTTATAAACAATGATAACTATTCAAGATTTAAAGATATATATGCTAAACTCAGGTGTGCTTGCAGTCTCATTTACTGAGGTTGAGATGTTGCTAAAGGTAGTTTTGTTAACTGCAACTATAATATACACGGTACAAAAGATTTACTTAAACGAAAAAAAGTAGTACATTAAGGTTTATGACAACTGATGATGTAGAAAAGATAATAGTACACTGCTCCGCTACACGAGAGGGAGACGACTGTATAGACGTACACGTCATCGACAGGTGGCACAAGGCACGAGGATGGAAGGGATGCGGCTATCACTTTGTTATACTGATAGATGGAACGATTCAAGTAGGAAGAAACATAAACGACTCAGGTGCACACACCAAGGGACTGAACTCTAAGTCTTGGGGCGTATGCTACGTAGGTGGGGTTGAACAGGATGGCAGGACACCGAAGGATACTCGCACAGAAAAGCAGAAGGAGTCTTTACTAAGCCTGTTAAGGTTTTTAAAGTTACTACAGCCTGACGCTACTATACACGGACACCGAGACTTTGCAGCAAAGGCGTGTCCAAGTTTTGATGCAACAAAAGAATATAATACGATATGATGGGAAAGGTAATGGAATGGTTTAGCGGTAGCCTTGTCAAGGATGTCCTTGGGGGGCTTGATGGTCTGATAACGTCTAAGGAAGAAAGGATGCAGGCTGAGATAGCATTGAAGCAGATATTTGCAACCAAGGAGCTTGAGCTTCAGAAGATGCAGGCTGATATAATAATAGCAGAGGCGAGTGGGAATTGGCTACAGAGAAGTTGGAGACCCATACTAATGTTATCGTTTGGTTTCATTGTTATATACGTAAAGTTCCTTGGACCGTTGTTCGGTCTGACCATACCACCGTTAGAGGATGAGTTTTGGAACCTGTTACAGCTCGGTATAGGAGGCTATGTTATAGGTCGAACGGGTGAGAAGATGATGGACAGTTTTACTTCAGACAAACGTAGAAGAAAAAATAGAAATTAATTTTCTATCTTTACAGCTAAATAAAATTAAATTAAATGGAAAGGTTAAACGAAAAAGAATTAACTGAGCTTCAGAATTTAAACACTGAGTTCACTAAGTTCAAGATTACTCTTGGGGATTTAGAGATTCAAAAGAGTAGTATCATCTCTGAGATAGCAGCTATTAAGATTAAGTTTGCTCAGAATGAAAAGAAACTAATTGATAAATATGGTGAAGACTCTGTTATAAATATTCAAACAGGAGAGGTTCAGCAGAAAAAAAAATAAGAGATGTCAAAGATAAGCACGTACGCAACTACAACACCTGCATTAGATGATAAGTTAATAGGTAGTGATGCAAATGCAACACCTACAAATGCAACTAAAAACTTTACTTTAGGTGATACATTAGGGTTATTTAATGGTAATGCGGTTCCTGCTTCAGCTACATCTACAGGTACAAAGGGTCAGATAGCAGTAGATGCAACGCATTTATATATCTGTACAGATACTGATGTATGGAAAAGAGTAGCAATCTCTACATTCTAACATTATGGATATTCGTAAGATAAGTGTGGGACCTGATTACAAGTCAGGAGCTATGCACTACATAGTAGGTCAGGAGATACTAAACGGTAGTCACACTATTCATCTAATAAAATATTACGATGAGAGCGACTCTATAAAGATATGGATAGAGAGCACAAGTCAAGAGGTTATACTGTGGAAGGAGTTTACATCTACAGTGCCTGTGTCAATTGAATTTAATATAAATTTTTAATGAAATCAATATATCAGTTTATAGTAGAACCCGTAAATAAGAAAAGATATAACAACACCAAGACAATAGCAGGAATAGAGTTTATAGTTAGCACATCAGAAGAGGATGTGTCAGCCTCTAATAGAGAGGCTGTAGTAATAGAAACACCACTAAACTATAACGGTCCAATTGAAAAGGGTGATGTATTATTGGTTCACCACAATGTCTTTAAGTTCTACAATGATATGAAGGGCAGGAGACAGAGCGGGAAAAGTTTTTTTAAAGAGAACATATTCTTTTTAGACCCCGACCAATTCTTTGCATATAAAAAAAATGGTGAGTGGCACGGATACGACCGCTACTGTTTTATAAAACCCATCCCTGCAAAAGAAAGCTATATATATAAAGCTATAAGCAATGAGCCTCTAATGGGTACCATTGCTATTCTAAATGATGGACTAAAATCTCAGGGGCTAAAGGAGGGTGATGTAGTATGCTACAAGCCATCACAGGAGTATGAGTTTAAGGTAGACGATGAGATACTATGGAGAATGTACGACCACTCAATAACCTTACAGCTATGAGAAAGTTTTTTAAATCATTAGCTGTCTTGCTTATAACAAAGATTATTTTAGATATAATACTAATATTGTTTATCATTAATATTTTAACATAGATGGACACCAAGGCGATAAAGCTAAAAATAATTGAAGCAGGTCACAAGGCTGTAGAACAACTAATAAAGGTTGCTAAGGAGCAGATTATAAAGCACGACCCTGAGGATGACATATCAGCAGATAGGTTGAAGAATGCGGCTGCTACAAAGAAGCTTGCAATATTCGATGCCTTTGAGATATTAAAAAGGATTGAAGAAGAGCGAGAGGCTATAGAGAGTAGTGGTGTGCCTAATAAGTTAGATACAAAACAAGGGTTTGCAGAAAGAAGGTCCAAATAATATATACCGAGTAATACACGACTACATACCTAAGAGCGTGTATACTAACAAGAACCGCAACAGGTCTTGGCTGTACGGTTATAACGAGAAGTATGACGTTATAGTAATATCAAAGACCGGAGAGATAGGAGAGATAATTGAAATATCAGGACTAAAGATAGCACTCCCCAAACCTCCAAAAGAAATATACCAAAGACATAAGGACAAGAAAGAACAGTATTGGGAGCGTCAAGATTTACCAAAACCTTTATCTAAGATTTCATCCATCTTTCAGTGGAATGAGATGCTGTCAGATTTTAAGGCAAGATGGGTGGACTATATTGAAGCAGAGTTCGATAATAGGGAGCTTGGTTTTTGGTTTATGAGTAATGGCAAGCCTACATACATAACCGGGGCACACTATATGTATCTGCAATGGACTACAATAGATGTTGGATACCCTGACTTCAGAGAGGCAAATAGGTTACTGTATATATATTGGGAGGCTTGTAAGGCAGACAAGAGAAGCTTTGGGATGATATACCTAAAGATTAGACGTTCAGGGTTCTCCTTTATGTCATCGTCAGAGTGTGTCAATACAGGTACGCTTGCAAAAGATGCAAGGGTTGGGATACTATCCAAGACGGGTAGCGATGCTAAGAAGATGTTTACCGACAAGGTTGTGCCAATAAACAGCAGGCTACCGTTCTTCTTCAAGCCTATTATGGATGGTATGGATAAACCAAAGACTGAGTTAGCGTACCGTGTACCTGCGGCTAAGATTACCAAGAAGAATATGTATGATATAGATGCTGATGAGATAGAGGGGTTGGATACCACGATAGATTGGAAGAACACAGACGACAACAGCTATGATGGTGAGAAGCTTCTATTGTTAGTACACGATGAGAGTGGTAAGTGGTTAAAGCCCAACAACATCCTAAACAATTGGCGTGTCACCAAGACGTGTCTAAGATTAGGTAGCAGGATTATAGGTAAGTGTATGATGGGCTCAACATCAAATGCATTAAGCAAGGGTGGAGAAAACTTTAAGAGGCTGTACTACGATTCTGATGTAACTAAAAGAAATGCTAACGGTCAGACCAAGAGTGGTATGTACTCTCTTTTTATTCCTATGGAATGGAATATGGAAGGGTTTATCGACAGGTACGGTATGCCTGTGCTAAAGAATGCTGACGGTAAGGTTAAAGGCATTGACAATGAGTGGATTACACAAGGTGCTGTAGAGTATTGGGACAACGAGGTAGAGTCATTAAAGAATGACCCTGATGCATTAAACGAATACTACAGACAGTTTCCACGTACAGAGTCCCACGCATTTAGGGACGAGAGCAAGCAGTCACTGTTTAACTTGACAAAGATATATCAGCAGATAGACTACAACGATAGTATGGTAACAGAGCAGTATGTGACACGTGGGTCTTTCAGTTGGAAGAACGGTATCAAGGATAGTACGGTTATGTTTAATCCTGACAAGCGAGGAAGATTTTTTATTACGTGGGTACCAAATCGAAACCTGCAGAACAGGATAGTAAAAAAGAATGGGGTTATGTATCCGGGCAACGAACACATAGGTAGCTTTGGATGTGACTCATATGATATTAGTGGGACCGTAGGAGGTGTGGGGTCAAACGGTTCTCTACACGGGCTAACAAAGTTTAGTATGGAAGAGGCTCCGAGCAACGAGTTCTTCTTAGAGTATATTGCACGACCACAGACAGCCGAGATATTCTTTGAGGATGTGCTAATGGCTTGCGTGTTTTACGGTATGCCAATACTAATAGAGAACAATAAGCCAAGGTTGCTATATCATTTTAAGAATAGAGGCTACAGAGGGTTCTGTACCAATAGACCCGACAAGGCGTTTACGAAGCTGTCTAAGACAGAAAGAGAGTTGGGTGGTATACCTAACTCAAGTGAGGCTGTTAAGCAAGCACACGCAGCAGCAATTGAGTCTTACATAGAGGGACATATTGGGTTAAGGGATAATGGCGATATGAACTCGATGGCATTCAATAGGACATTGGAGGATTGGGCAAAGTTTGATATAACCAACAGGACTAAATTTGATGCCTCTATTAGTACGGGTTTGGCTATTATGGCGTGTCAAAAAAACCTATATCAACCCGAAAGAAAAGAATCAAAAATAAAAGTTAACTTTGCAAGGTATACTAATACAGGAAAAACAAGTCAAATAATTAGATGAAGGATGTAAAAATTAATATTTCATCTGCAGGGTTTCCAAGTCAGTTTGTTTCTGATGCTGAGAAAGCAACAGATGAATACGGGTTGATGATAGGGCAAGCCATTCAGTATGAATGGTTTCGTAAGGATGGAAATGGTTGTAGGTTTTATGACCAATGGAGAGAGTTTCACAGATTGAGATTATACGCAAGAGGTGAGCAGTCAATAAGCAAGTATAAGAACGAGTTGGCTATTGATGGCGACCTGTCTTATCTTAACTTAGATTGGACACCTGTTCCTGTTATCCCTAAGTTTGTGGATATAGTAGTAAACGGAATGTCTGACAGACTGTTTAAGGTTAAGGCATACGCTCAGGATGCAATGTCTCAAGCTAAGAGAAGCAAGTATCAGGATATGATGGAGGGGCAGATGGCTGCAAAAGAACAGCTCTCTATAGTAAAAGAGAAGTCAGGATACGACCCGTTTATAATGCCTGAGGATGCACTACCTCAAGATGATGAGGAGATGTCTTTATATATGCAGCTTAACTACAAGCCTGCTATAGAGATAGCAGAGGAAGAGGCTATCAATACTATATTTGAAGAGAATCATTATATAGACCTACGTAAGCGAGTAGATTATGACATAGCAACGGTAGGGATTGGTATAGCAAAGCACGAGTTTTTAAAGGGCTCAGGGGTAAAGGTATCGTATGTAGACCCTGCTAATGTGGTATACAGCTACACTGAAGACCCACACTTTAAGGATTGTTTCTATTGGGGAGAGGTTAAGACACTTCCTATCACAGAGCTAATGAAGATAGACCCTTCATTGACAACAGAAGATTTAGAGGAGATAAGTAAGTACAGCCAATCTTGGTACGACTACTATAACGTAGCTCAGTTCTATGAGAACGATATTTTCTTCAGGGATACTGTAACATTATTATACTTTAACTATAAGACCACAGAGAAGATGGTCTATAAGAAAAAGATTACAGCAACAGGCGGCAATAAGGTGATTGAGAAGGATGACCAATTTGACCCACCTGTAGATGTAATGGAGGAAGGGAACTTTGAGAAGTTTGAGAAAACAATTGACGTGTGGTATGACGGTGTTATGGTTATGGGAACCAATATCCTATTAAAGTGGGAGCTTGCAAAGAATATGGTGAGACCTAAGTCAACAAGTCAGCACGCACTTCCAAACTATGTGGCAGTTGCCCCAAGGATGTATAAGGGTAGGTTAGAGTCTTTAGTAAGAAGGATGGTGCCATTTGCTGATTTAATACAGATGACACACCTAAAGCTACAACAGGTTATTGCAAGGGTAGTACCTGATGGTGTATATATAGATGCAGATGGACTAAACGAGGTTGACCTCGGTACAGGCAACGCATATAACCCTGAGGATGCATTAAGGTTATACTTCCAAACGGGTAGTGTGATAGGAAGGTCATACACTCAGGATGGTGACTATAATCAGGCTAAGGTTCCTATACAACAGCTTACATCTAATTCAGGAGCGTCTAAGACACAGATGCTTATAGGAAACTACAATCATTACTTAGGTATGATTAGAACCGTAACAGGATTAAACGAGGCACGAGACGGAAGTAATCCTGACCCTAACTCGTTGGTTGGACTACAGAAACTTGCAGCATTAAACTCTAATGTAGCTACTCGACATATACTTGATGGAAGCCTTTACATATACAGAAGTTTAGCGGAGGCATTAACGTACCGTGTTGCAGATATACTTGAGTACTCAGACTTTAAAGACGACTTTGCAAACAAGATAGGAAAGTACAACGTCTCAATACTTAACGAGATAAGTGACCTTTACGTATATGACTTTGGTATATTTATAGAGGTAGCACCTGACGAAGAGGACAAAGCTAAGCTTGAGCAGAACATACAAATGGCTTTATCTAAGCAGGATATTAATCTTGAGGATGCCATAGATATTAGAGAGCTTAAGAATATCAAGCTTGCTAATCAACTCCTTAAGTTAAAGCGTAAGCAGAAGCAAGATAAGCAAGAACAGATGGAGATGCAGAAGCAGGCTATGACAGGTCAGATAAATATGCAGTCTCAACAGATGGCAGCACAGATGGCGGCACAAAAGATGGAGATGGAGATAAGAGGCAAGATGCAGCTTGAGCAGGCTAAGATTGCGTTTGAGATTGAGAAGATGAACAACGAGGCTAAGTTAAAGTCTATGTTGATGCAGGAAGAGTTTAACTACAATCAGCAGCTTCGAGATATGTCTGAGAATGCTTTACAATCACGAGAGACTCAACGAGAGGATGCAAAATCTTCAAGGATAAATCAGCAGAACACGCAGCAGTCACAGTTAATCAATCAACGTAAGAACAATCTACCTCCACAAAGATTTGAGTCTAACGAGGATAGCTTAGATGGATTTGACTTAGCTGAGTTCTCTCCAAGATAATCGAATAAAATCAATAAAAAATATTAACTAACTTTGTAAAAATTTAATCAAATGGAATTTAAAGTAAAAGAAGTTACCGGGACTGAAGAAAAGTCTCAACAGGAAATAGAGGCTAAACTATTAAAAGATGCAGAAGAAAGACATAACCAAACAAATGTAGAACAGATTGATATGCAACCATCTGACTCTACATCTGATGACACACAAGACACTGTAGAGATGCAGGATAATGTAGAAACTCAATCCTCTGAGTTAAATGAGGATGACGTTCTTTCATTTATTAAAAACAGATATGAGAAAGACTTTACATCTGTAGACCAACTTTTCGAACAAAGAGAAAAAAATGAAGAGTTGCCTGAAGATGTTAAAGGTTATTTTGATTATAAAAAAAGTACAGGGAGAGGGATTGAAGATTACGTAAAACTAAACCGAGATTTTTCTTCTATGGACGAAGACCAAATGTTATCTGAATATTTTCTTGCTTCAGGCGAGGCTACCGACTCAGAAGATGTAGAGGTCCTTATGGATGACTACAGCTATGATGAGGACTTAGACGAAGAGAGAGATATTAAGAAAACTAAGTTGGCAAAGAAAAAGGCTATCGCTAAAGCTAAGAACTTTTTTGAAGAGCAAAAGGAGATGTACAAACAACCACTTGAGTCAAGTACGGTTGGAGTCTCTGATGAGCAGATGCAAGAGATTGAAGAGTACAAGCGATATTTAGCTGAGGCTGATACAGCTCAAGAAGAGATGAAAAGAAAAAGAGAATGGTTTACTGAAAAGACAGACCAAGTTTTCCAAGATTTCAAAGGTTTTGATTTCAAGATTGGGGAAGATACTTTTACTTTCAAACCGGGTGAGACTGATAGAATCAAAGAGCAACAAATGGATTATCAAGGTTTCGTAAGGAAATTTATTGATAAAGACACGGGTATGCTTAGCGATGCTGCAGGTTACCACAGAGCATTAGCTGTCGCAATGAATCCGAATAAGTTTGCTTCGTTCTTTTATGAACAAGGTAAATCGGATGCTACTGAGAGTGTAACACGTAGAATGAAAAATGTCGATATGACAGAACGTAAAGCACCTCAAGTATCAAACCGTAAGGATGGATTGCAAATCAAGTCTATATCTACACCAAGTAGTAGAGGCTTGAAAATTAAGAGTAGAAAGTAAAATATTTAAAACATTTAAAAATTAGAAAAAATGGCAGGAGCATTAACAGGTCCCGGTTTTGACCTACAGCCGTCCGCACAACAAGTGCCGTTGGCAACAAACTACATTACTAACTTTGATTTCTTGAATCAGTATCTTCCGGATACTTATGAAAAGGAATTTGAACGTTACGGAAACAGAACGATTAGTTCATTTTTAAGAATGGTTGGAGCAGAGATGCCTTCTAACTCAGACCTTGTAAAATGGGCAGAGCAAGGAAGACTTCACGTTAAATATACAAGCGTGGGTACAGCCGCATTAGCTGCTGCTGATGAAGCAGTATTCCAAATCAATGATGACCCTAATGCAGCAGTTTCTACTGCGAGTCCTTTTGGTGCTCAGAGTGGTATCGCATTGAGAGTAGGACAGACTGTTGTTGTTCACCAAAACAGTGGTTTAGGTGAGAACAAAGGTATTGTTACTGATGTTGATTTAACAGTATCTCCTATTCAAGCTACAATTGCTTTTTACGAAGCAGGTGGACTTGCACAAGCAGGTTCAGGAGTTGGAAACGCAGACGTTACTATCTTCATCTACGGTTCTGAGTTTGCAAAAGGAACTGAAGGAATGAATGGTTCTTTAGAGTCTGACGATTTCATTTTCGAGAACTCTCCAATTATCATTAAAGATAGATACGCAGTATCAGGTTCTGATATGGCTCAGATTGGATGGGTTGAAGTAACAACAGAGAACGGTGCAAGTGGATACCTTTGGTATATGAAGTCTGAGCACGAAACAAGATTACGTTTCGATGACTATCTTGAGACTTCAATGATTGAAGCAGTACCTATGGACAATGCTGTGAACACGGCAGCAGGAATTGCTAAAGGTTCTGAAGGTGTGTTCTATACTGTAGGACAACGAGGTAACCTATGGACAGGTGGCGTTCCTAATGCATTAGCTGACTTCGATGCTATCATCGGACGACTTGATGCACAAGGAGCAATTGAAGAGAACGTAATATTCTTAGATAGAGACTTTGGATTTGCAATTGACGATATGTTAGCTGCTCAAAACTCTTATGGTGCACCGGGTGGTACTTCTTACGGATTGTTTGACAATGACGAAGAAATGGCATTGAACTTAGGATTCACAGGATTCCGAAGAGGATATGACTTCTACAAGACTGATTGGAAATATCTGAATGACCCAACTATGCGTGGAGGTTTAGCCGCAGGTACAGGTTCTATCAACGGTTTATTGGTACCTGCAGGTTCAACATCTGTGTATGACCAAGTTCTTGGAAAGAATGCTAAACGTCCGTTCTTACACGTTCGTTACAGAGCTTCTGAAACTGAGGACAGAAGATATAAGACTTGGATTACAGGTTCTGCAGGTGGTGCAGCTACATCGTCTTTAGATGCGATGGAAGTACACTTCTTGTCTGAAAGATGTGTTTGTACATTAGGTGCAAATAACTTCGTACTGTTCGAAGACTAATATTACAAAGAGGAGGGAGTGTCTACTTAGGCACTCCTAACTTTTTTATTTTTAAAATTTAAAATTTAATCAAAATGAAATTAGAATTAAAAGACAGAGTTTATAAACTCACAAGAGACAGAGCACCATTGTCGTGCATTATTCCTTCACGAAGCTCTCGTAATTCAGCACTGCTGTACTTTGACGAGGAGCAAGGAGTTAACAGAACCATAAGATATGCTATCAATCAAAAAAGCTGTTTTGAAGATGAACAGGACGGTAACGCTGTTGTTACACCTGTAATCTTTGAAGATGGTATGCTTAGAGTTGCAAGAACAAATCCTGTGCTTCAACAGTTTTTACACTACCACCCTCTAAACGGTAAACGATTTATTGAGGTTGATTATGGTAAGGATGCTGCAGAAGAGGTAGAGCAGCTTACTGCTGAGGTGGATGCGTTAATCGAAGCTAAGTCACTTAGCATAGAGCAGCTTGAAAATCTTGGTCGTGTTGTATTTAACAAGGATGTATCTAAGATGACATCATCTGAGTTAAGAAGAGATGTACTTATATTTGCAAAACAAAATCCAAGTACATTTTTAAATATATTATCTGACCCTAAATTAAAACTACAGTCAACTGTTCAGTTGTTCTTTGATAATAAGCTTATTGCATTTAGAAATAAGAGGAGAGAGGTATACTTTAATTTAGAAGGAAACAAAAAAAGATTAACAACGATACCATTTGGTGCAGACCCTGTTCAGTATTTAGCTGATTGGTTTAAGTCTGACGATGGCGTAGATGTGTTAGTGTTTTTAGAGAAACAATTATAGACATAAGGTTATAATGGATGAGGAGGGGTTTAACGACCCCTCTTTTTTTTGTGTATCTTTGTCTTTTATTAATACTTAAACTTTTTTTATTATGAGTAAATTTTTATCATTCGAAACTACAAATAACGGCACGGTATTATTCCCTATTGTTGACGGGTGCTTTATGAATATTAGTAGCCCTGAGGCTTTAGCTATTACCAACGGGACAATTACTGTTTTTTTTGCGGGCACAAATATGTCTCAATCTCTTATTGACAGCATTAATAGTGCACAGGTAGAGGCATTTCAATCTCCTTGGACACAGGCGGTATCTGTTGTTAGCATACCTTTCGGTACTACTATCGACTCTGTTAGTGCTGAAGAAGGTGGTGGAGACGCAGGTCCGGGAGACCCGAGCTGTGAGTATCAAATAACTGTTAGTCCTGCTGCTGCTAATCCTGTAAATATTATTTACTATACAGGAGGGCTTGAAAATTCTATTACAGTTGCAATTGGGGATAATGCCATTCTAAATAATGCTGACTGTTTTCCTGTACCTGCAATAGACCCATTTCAGACGCCTGCCCCTAACCCTGCAAATGTAACTATAGTGGACATAACTCCATAGGTTATATTTAATCAATATCAATGAGACCTCTTCAAATGAAGGGGTCTTTTTTTTTGTGTATCTTTGTATGAAAGTATTTACAGATGATAAACTCGGTTAGGAACACAGTATTGTCTATACTAAATAAAAATAATTACGGATACATTTCTCCATCTGACTTTAACCTATTCGCTAAGCAGGCACAGTTAGATATTTTTGAAGATTATTTTTATCAGTATAACTATCAGATAAACAAAGAGAATGCAAGAGCCTCAGGGACAGGCTATGCAGATATAACAAAAGGATATGAGGAGGTAATAAATATATTCTCAGTAGACAATTTTTTATTACACAACATATCTAATAAATTTTTTACACCAAGTCAAACGACAACAAACGATGACTACTATCTATTAAACAAGGTATTAGTATACACACGACTATTAGCAAGTGGAAGCAATACATCAGTACAGGTAGGTGACTTAGTAGACAACACAATTAACTTTGTATCAGCAGGTGTTAATGTAGGTGATATTGTAGGTAATACCACAACGAATCAGACAGCATTTGTTCAGTCGTTAACAGGGACAGATACCCTTGTATTAACGGATGGTAATGGCAATCCTGCAGATATATTTCAAAACTTCCCTGAGGGGTATGTGGTGTACGATGATAGTGTAGTAAACGAAGCAGAGAAGGTTACGCATAGCAAGATAACTATGTTGAACAACTCCTTACTAACTGCACCGTCAACAATGTTCCCTGCATACACACAACAGGAGCCTAACCTTTCATTGTTCCCACCAAGTATAAATACTATAGGTGCGGTTCAATGTCAATACATTAGGTACCCTAACGACCCTAAGTGGACATACGTTGAGTTAATTGGAGGAGAGCCTTCATTTGACCAATCACAATCTGACTTTCAAGACTTTGAGTTGAGTATATCTGACGAGCCTACGTTAGTATTAAAGATACTACAGTACGCAGGGATGTCAATCAGAGAGGTGGCAGCAGTTCAGTTTGGACAAGGATTAGAACAAAAAGAAGACCAAGACGAAAAATAATAAACTATGGCTTATATCTCACAGTATGAATATTACGAAAATAATGGTAACACTCCTGAAGATGCAAATTGGGGCTCTTATCAGTATGTCTCGTTGTATGATATAGTAAACAACTTTATGTTGATGTACGCAGGTAATCACTCATTGATAAATAATGAGGAGAGGTTTAAGGTTTTGTTTCACGCTAAGCGTGGTATACAAGAGCTTAACTATGATGCGTTTAAAGAAATAAAAATATTACAGCTAACGGTATGCAATACCTTACGATACGTATTACCTCCTGACTATGTGAATTGGGTAAGGGTGTCTATGTATAAGAATGGATTGTTATATCCTTTAACTGAAAACATTCAGACTAATTGGAGTGATGCGTATCTACAAGACAATAACTGTAGGATTCTATTTGATGAGAACGGTAACGCCTTAAGCCCTGAGCACTCTAACTTAGATATGGATAGGATTACAGGAGGCAAGAAGTCTATATACTTAAATGCTAACAGTCCATTTAACGGATACGAAGGTTACTGTTGTGATGGGATGTGGTATTTTGATTATGCGATAGGAGCTCGGTTTGGTTTAAATACAGAGACTGCTAACGCAAATCCTACGTTCAGTATAAACAAGAAGGGTGGCGTTATAAACTTTAGTTCTGATATGGCTAACGAGAGTATTGTGCTTGAGTACGTATCCGATGGAATGGAGAACGGTGACAATACAGAGGTTAGTGTGAACAAGATGTTTGAAGATTATATATACGCTTACATTGAGTACGCTATACTAAGCTCAAAGCTAAACGTACAAGAGTATGTGATTGCAAGAGCAAGAAAAAGAAAGAGTTCTCTTTTAAGAAATGCAAAGATTAGAATAAGTAATATACATCCCGGTAGATTATTAATGAATCTTAGAGGACAAAATAAATGGCTAAAATAATATGGCTAACACGCAAAGAAATTTTATAAAGGGGGTAATGAATAAAAGTATCGATGAGAGACTTTTACCCAATGGTCAGTATGTTGATGCCTTAAATGTACGCTTAGGTTCTACTGAAGACTCTGAGATTGGTTCTGTGGAGAACAGTAAGGGCAACACACAACTAACTGAGCTGCAGTATAATGGAGATGCATTGAGTGCCAATGCAAGGTGTATTGGTGCGTATGAGGACGGGGGTAACGAGACGTTGTATTGGTTCATTCACGACTCAAACTTTACACCAAGTCCAACAGGAAAGTTAGACCTTATAGTATCTCTTAATGTACAAACAAATATATTAACCTATATAGTTATAAGTATTGACGATGGGGGTGGTGTTAACACGACACTAAACTTTAACCCTCAGTATCTTATAACAGGCGTAAACCTTGTAGACGAGAAGTTATTATTCTTTACTGACGACATAAACCCTCCGAGGTTTGTTAACGTAGACAGAGACTATCCTAATCCTGTTGCTAATGTAGATGATGTCAATTTGGCTGAGGCACTGCTTGTTATAAAGAAGCCACCATTAACATCGCCTACTATAACACCACAGATTACAACAACTGAGAATAACTTTATTGAGGACAGGTTCATATGCTTTGCGTATAGGTATGAGTATGCTGATGGCGAGTATTCAGCCACATCACAATTCTCTAAGCCTGCATTTATACCAAGCCCATTTGACTATAACTATGGTACAGGGTTAAATGATGGTATGCTAAACTTGGCACAGCAGGTTCGAATAGATTATATGTCGGGTGGTCCATTGGTGGTAGGTATAGACTTACTATGGAAGGATATGACCAACGGCATTATACGTGTAATTGAGAAGTTGGATAAGGCAGAGTTAGGTCTTATAAATAACACCTCGTATGACTATACGTTTAGTAATAGTAAGATATATACGGTACTGCCATCATCAGAGATATTAAGACTATATGACAACGTACCTCGTCTTGCAAAGGCACAGACTATTATGGGTAACAGGTTGTTTTATGG